AGCTGTTTAATTACGCATACCGTTAGGAGCGTTTAGCATGGCAATACCAGCGCAAGTTAAGAAGCAATCTGAGGCTATTCAAAAATTGTACGAAGAACTTAATACTGAGACTGAGGAACAGGGTGTAAATACGCCCGAGGCCGTAGTTGAAAATTCTGTATCTGAAACAGTCAGCGAAGCCGACAGTGCGGAAGAACAAGCAGTCGAGTCTGATAGTCAAGAGCAAGTACAATCAGACAATGTAGATGAAGAAGAAACATTTGAGCGGCGGTATAAATCGTTGCAAGGGATGTATAATGCAGAAGTCCCACGTTTACACGCAGAAAAGCGTGAACTAGAAACGCGGGTTACACAACTTGAAGCATTAATGTCAACATTAAACACACCAACTAAAACTGACACTCAGCCAAAACCTGCACTCGTAACAGATGCAGATGTTGAGGAGTACGGTGATTCTATTGACGTTATGCGGCGTGTTAGTCGTGAAGAAACTCTGCAACAGCAAACACGTATGGATGAGTTAGAAAACCTTATAAAAAACATGCAAACCAGTGTAGTGCCGCAAGTGCAGCAACTACAACATAGGCAAGCTGTTACTTCTGAACAGGCTTTTTGGTCCGAAATACAAACTGCTGTACCTGATTGGCAGGATATAAACACCGACCAAGGTTTTCAATCTTGGTTGTTGGAAGTAGACCCGTTGACAGGTATTAGTCGCCAAACATATCTTGATGATGCACAAAAAAATCTTGATGCTCGTAGGGTGACTCAATTCTTTTCTACATGGAAGGCGCAAACTGGTCCGTCTGTTGCTCAATCTACACCGGTAGTTCAAAGTAAGTCCCAACTAGAAAAACAAGTAGCCCCCGGGCGTGGTCGCTCCGGCGGCACTACATCTAGTAACGAACCCGCTACATACAGCTCTGTAGATATTAAAAATTTCTTCACAGATGTACAAAAGGGAAAGTATAAAGGGAAAGAAAAAGAACGTGACCGTATCGAACGTGACATTTTCGCTGCACAGCGGGAAGGTCGCATAGTCGCTGCATAGTTAAACAAGGAGCCAAAACATGGCATTTCCAGTATCCCCCGGTAACCCACAGTATTCGGGTAACTTTATTCCCGAAATCTGGTCGGGTAAACTAATTGAGAATTTCTACGACGCTACGGTGTTGGCAGCAATCTCAAACACTGCTTACGAAGGTGAAATTCGTAACATGGGTGACACGGTTAATATCCGTACCACACCAGAAATCACCATTCGTGATTATGTAAAAGGGCAAACCCTAGCGGTAGAAAACCCTGATAAAGCTAAGTTGCAACTTCTAATCGACAAAGGTGAGTATTTTGCTTGCGTCGAAGACGATGTTGACAATATCCAAGCAGATGTAAACATGATGGATATGTGGTCCAAAGACGCATCTGAGCGTATGAAAATTAAAATTGATACGCGCGTCCTTACTGACATTCTTCCAGATATTGCTGCTGAAAACAAAGGCGCAAATGCTGGACGTATTTCAGGGGATATTGACTTGGGTACAGCTGGTGCTCCAGAAGCACTGACTACTACTAACGTCATTGATCTGATTGTTAACATGGGTACTGTTCTGGATGAGGCTAACGCCCCTGAATCAGATCGTTATCTTGTTATCCCAGCTAAAATGGCGGGGTTAATTAAACGATCAGACCTTAAAGACGCATCTATTACCGGAGACAGTGTATCGCCTCTACGTAATGGACGTTTAGGTATGATTGACAGGTTCACAGTGTATATGAGCCACAACATCAAAAAGACCGGTGCTAACTTCGATGTTATTGCTGGCCATAAAATGGGTTTCACTTTTGCATCACAGATGACAGAAATGGAAACTATTCGCTCCGAAACTACTTTCGGCAACATTGTTCGCGGTCTTCAAGTATATGGCTATAAGGTTGTAAAACCTGAAGCTATCTGCCAAGCCGTTGTAACCCTTTAATCGGAGGTCTAATAAATGGCTACCTATACCGAGAACACTGGCTTTAACAAAGGCTCTGCTGCAATCCCAGCTAAAGGTCTTATTAAAGTATCTATGATTGAGGTAACCCTTAATTGGGCTACTATTGCAGCTGATCGTTTAGCTGCAGGACAAACCGCTATTGGTAGCGGTGACGTTCTGGAAGTAATGCCTATTCCTGCTAAGACTTACGTTATGCAGGTGGGTCTAGACGTTACTACTGCAGAAGGCGGGACTTGTACTATTGATGTCGGTGACGCATCAGACCCAGACGGGTTTCTTGATGGCGTAAACGCAAATACTGCTGCGTCTTATGCTACTTCATTGGCCTTAGCTGAAGGAACTCCTAATACTGTAGTAGGTTACAGCAACGGGAAATATTACGCTGCTGCAGATACTATTGACATTAAAACTGTCAATGCTGCTGATGCAGCTGTAATGCGTCTTTGGGCGGTAGTTGCAGATTGCAGCTAAACACTAATTAGTTGGGGGCTATAGCCCCCAACTACCCTGTTTAGGAGATGCTAAATGCCTACTAATTTAACCGGTTCAAGTATTAAAGACACATATTCTCAGCTAATTCATATAGATGGCGGTCCGACAGCAACTCTAAAACCTGTGTACAGTGGCACTGGTATTTTAACAGCTTTAAAAATAGGCACGGGTTCTGTGTCAGTTGATAATATTAGTTTAGATTCAAACATAATATCTACCATTGATGCTAATACTAATATAGTTTTAAGCCCTAATGGTACAGGCGAAGTACATGCTACCGGAAAACTAGGATACTCCAGCGGCGGCGGAACCGTTACGCAGTCTAGTAGCAAAACCACAGGCGTAACATTAAACGCAAAAAGTGGTCAGATTACCATGAACAATGCTGCTTTAGCAGATGATGCTACGGCTGCTTTTACATTTACTAATAGTTTTATTGCAGCAACTGATGTTGTAATTGTTAATGTTGCTAGTGTGGGTACGGCAGGTGGGTATCAACTTACTGTGGGTGCTGTAGCTGCCGGTAGTTGTAGCATTAGCGTTTTAAATGTAAGCGGTGGGTCGTTATCACAAGCTATAGTTCTTAATTTTGTAGTTATAAAAGGGGTATCCTCCTAATGGCTAAACGCGCTACAAAAGACAGTATGCCGTGTAACAAACCTAAACGACAGGTTAGCGGCGGCAAAAAGTTTGTAGTCAAAGCTTGTGATGGTGGGCAAGAGCGCATCATTAGATTTGGCGATGCCAATATGACTATCAAGAAAGATCAACCTAATCGTAGAAAAAGTTTTAGAGCGCGTCATAGATGTGATAGTAGTCCTCCTTCTAAATTAAGTGCGCGTTATTGGTCTTGTAAAAAATGGTGAGGTGTAATGGCTAAAGGTAAATCAAAACCAAACAATCCTAAACTTTGGGCGTCAAAAATAGCTCAAGCTAAAAGAAAATTTAAAGTGTATCCATCGGCTTATGCAAATGCTTGGGCTGCAAAACAGTACAAAAAAGACGGCGGTACATGGTCCGGCGCTAATAACAAGGTAAGTTAAAAGTAATGGCTAAGGAGGGATTAGGAAAATGGTTTGCTGAAAAATGGGTTGATGTAAAAACCGGTAAACCTTGCGGTAGAAAAGATGCCCAAACATCTACTCGCCCCTATCCTGCCTGCCGACCTAAAGCCGTTGCAAATAAAATATCAAAACAAGAAGCCAGTAAAAAAACTGGGTCTAAACGTGTAAATTGGTCTACAACAGCTAGCGGTAGAAAAAGGACATAGCATGAAACAGCGGTGGCTAAGAAATATAAACGATGGGTTTATATATGGCTGGGATGAATATATAGCCCAAAATCCGTTAGTAGAAGAAGTAACTGAAGAAGAAGCTTTTCCTGACAGGTTTCCTAAAAAAAGAATAAAGAAGTTTGTTCCTAAAGAAAAACCTGTATACAAGCAAAAAGAAACACCGCCCGAGCTAGCGGCTGAAGCATCTAGAGGGTTGCCTGAATGACACCTAATGACGTAATAGCTGACGTACGCGAGTTAATTCAAGATACTACTGCTAGTTCGTATCGTTACACTGATGCGGAATTGTTAGGTTTTATAAATCAGACTATTAAGCGTGTGCTTATTTTGCGCCCAGATTTGTTTTCTGTTATTGTAGATATTTCTACTGTTGCTAATACTGTAGCTCAAACATTACCAAGTGATTCATATAGGCTTGTAGAATTATATTCAGTAAAAAATGGTAGTGTACTTACCGAAGTAAACAGAGAATCTTTAGACCAATCATACCCTGCTTGGGTGACAGATCAAGCTGGTACGCCGTATAACTATATGAGGCATGTTCGACACCCAAATAAATATTTTCTCTACCCTCGTCCTATCGCTAATATTGTGTTGGTAGGAGAATACATACAAGTTCCATCAAATTACGCAGCAGGAGCTACTATTTCTGTGTTACCAGATGCGTATTTACCAGTATTAGTAGACGGGACTGTATTTTTAGCTGAGTCTATAGATGACGAGCATGTAAACTCTGGACGAGCTAAATTATTTTTAGAATCGTTTACCCAAGCTTTAGGTTCCGGTCTGTCGAGTAGAGTATTAACAGATACGGAACAAGCTGGTATATCTTCTATTAATCCAAGGCTACAGCAGCAGGTTATATAATGGCATCTCGTTCATATACTTCTTTAGCAGCAAGAGTAAACCCAAGTGTACCGGGATGTTCTTTGCCAATGCTAGAACAATACATACGCACAGCTGCTATAACTACTTGTGAACGCACGTTAGCATGGCGATATGAACAGCCAACGTATGCTTTAACTGCAGGTACATACGAATATACTTACTCTAAACCGTCTGAAGCAGTAATACAGAATGTGATGTATGCTTCTATAAATGATCAGCCTATAGATGCTTTAACACTTGGCCAAGCTACTCGTAGGTATCCTAATTGGGCGCGTAAATCTACTACTGCTGCTGATATAGCTTTATACGGTTCCCAACCTTTATGTTTTACCCAACTAACACCCAATAAATTTATAGTTTTGCCTGCACCCGATGCAGCGGTTACTTATACTTTGCGTATGTTATATGCTTTAAAACCTAGTAGAGATTCCGAAGATATGGATGAGGATGTTATGAATGAGCTTGAAGATGTTATTGTCCATAGAACATTAGAAAATTTATTAATTTTACCAAATGTAAATTGGACTAATAATGAACTAGCTGCGTATCACGCTAAACAATTTAGGTCTTGTGTAGCTCAATATAGAGCAAATGCTAACCTTGGTACAATGCGAGCTAATATGCATGTAAAAATGCGGCCTTTTGCTTAGGAGTTTGCTATGGACCCCCGATTATCTACTCAACGTATAGACTTAGTAAGTGATGACACCGGCCCTCAGTTACAGTTTACAATTACTGATAATGCTACAGGCGCTGCACAAAACCTAACAGGTTCTACAGTTTCTCTTCATTTTCGTGCGGTAGACACTACTACTAATTTATTTACTAGGGCTGCTGCTGTAACTGATGCGGCAAATGGAGTTGCTACATTACAATGGCAAGCTAGCGATCTTGCTAATCGCGCTGCTGGGGATTATGAAGGAGAAATAGAAGTAGTATTGTCCGATGGAACTAGGCAGACTGTGTATGACACCTTGCAATTTAGATTGCGAGAAGACTTTGCATGAAATTAAAAACACTACCCCAGAAACTTAGGGCAAGAGTAACAAGTTCAGCAAACAGCCTTGCTGTTCAAACTACTGCGTTTAAAGCTTCTGTTGTAGCAAGTTCATTTAAAATACGTACACAAATAGGGTTTTTTGTAAGCCTTAAATTTTTGCAAGACAATGTTTCATTACAATCTCTTACAACATTATTTTTAACAAAACCTAATATATCTGACTCAATTACTATTCAAGATGTAGCAGCACCTATACTAAACAAGGGGCTTTCCGATACTGCCACATTCAGTGATGTTTTTGTTGGCCAACAGGCAAAAGGGTTTACAGACAAGGTTAACATTGAAGATGGAAGTTTATATTTTTTAGAAGACTATTGCCCTGAAAATTATACTGCAACCGTACAACCAATACTACTTTTTGGTAAGCCAATAGCAAATAGTATAATAATAAGTGACCAAGTTGCATTAAATCTGTTTACTGAGTTTGATAAAGTTGTAATAAATACTGCAGCATGGACTGATTCACAGCTGCTGGCTGTAGAAAAGTCTATAGCAGTAGAAAATTTAGGGCTATCGGACACGGGTAGTATAGTGATACAGGACTATTGTAGCCCTGACTACTTTGCGGGGGATTATGTAGGAATTGCAAGAACCTTCTAAGGGGTACAACGATGAACACAAAAGAAAACCTAACACTGTCTGGCAAACTAAAACTGGTTTTAACAGATAGCAAAGGAAACATTAAAGAAGAACGCAATATAAAAAACCTTATTGTGAATACAGGCATTGGTCACATAACTAGTCGCATGACAGCTGCATCGGCTGGAGTTATGAGCCATATGGCGTTAGGTAGCGGATCGTCAGCTGCAGCAGCGGGTGATACTGCTTTAGGAAGCCAACTAGGTAGTCGCGTTGCTTTTACTAGCGCAACTCGTAGCGGTTCTAATAATGAAAGCATAATATATATAGCACAGTTTGGTGCTGGCGCAGGCACTGGGGCAGTTACTGAAGCGGGTATATTTAATGCTTCTTCGTCTGGCACTATGTTGTGCCGCACAGTGTTTTCAGTAGTAAACAAAGGTTCTGGTGATACTCTTCAAGTCACTTGGACAGTTACGTTAGCAGCTTCGTGAGGTAATTAATGGCAACCATTGTAACACGATCCGGTAAAGGATCACCGCTAACAAACGCAGAAGTAGATGCTAACTTTACTAATCTTAATGATAATAAAGTTGAGACATCTGCTATCTCTACTTTTGGTGGCACATTAGTTGATGACGCAAATGCAGCAGCAGCTAGAACCACACTTGAATTAAATACAATGGCCTTACAAGCTGCTACCAATGTAAACATAGATGGCGGGTCTATAACAGGTATAACAGACTTAGCCATAGCTGACGGCGGCACTGGGGCGTCAACTGTTGGTGCTGCACAAACAAACCTACAAGTAGACCCCGCTGGCACTGCAGCTGCTTTAGCAATAGCATTAGGATAACATAGCATGGCTAATATATTTAAAAGCTACATGGCTAGACAAGCCGGAACATCTGAAGTTCTTCTTGTAACGGTAGCAGGTAGCACACAAACGGTTGCAGTAGGAATAAATCTTTCTAACTTACTGGGGACTCAAATTACTGCTAGTGTGTACATAGAACGTGGCGGATCAAATGTTGACTACCATATTGTAAAAGATGTTCCGATACCTGCAGCAAGTTCTTTATCTGTGCTAGACGGCAAAATTATATTAGAAGCAGCAGATAAACTATACGTCAAGTCTAGCGCAGCTACTAGCTTAGACGCTATATTGTCTGTGCTTGAAAT